CCCTAGTCAGGTGACCCGGACAATTAGTAAACTAATTGACCGTTTTAAACAATAGCAGTGGTATTGATGCAGACTACATCATATATACCACGGAAATCGTTCATCGATTGGTAAGTTCTAGATCAAATCGGAATTTGGAAAATTATAAAAGAGCCATGCTAGCTATGCCGGCAACTCTCTTTATTACATCCTGATTCTTATTTAAGAATTTAGCACCTTTATCAATAAAATTGATAACGTTTTCTAGCTTAGACGCCTTCTTCATAGAATTCTCAACACGAGCATTTGTACCAATACTGGCCTTGGCCATAGTAGATGGTAAAAGAACGGAGTTACTGGTTGTTGCTATTTGAGGAGATCCCTCAAGGTGATAAATGGTTTCCACTTGGAAAGCATTTGAAACACCTGCAGGGATACCCTCAAAATAGATAACAATGCCAGCACCTCCAACACAACGTGTGAGATCTTTGTAACCGGCTCTACTGATTGCAGTAGCGGCTACGGAAGCAGAGTCAAAACCATAGGCTGTGCCAGTCTCTTGTATAACGTCGTAACGAGAGGATTTGAAAGTCCAAAAGTTAGAGTTAGTATACATACCCGATAATTCTAAATCTCCGTGTAATAGATCTCCAACAGAGAGCTCTATAGCAGTAGGAAGATTAAGAATTGCAGAGGTATTAAGAGCGGCATAAGGAACATCAAACACATTGTCACAGACAGTAGCAGTAGTAGCACCTAAAAGTTCATCATAAGATGGGATAGTATCCCCGATGGGCAAATAGGCAACTATAATACGACCAGTGGCAGACAATTCAGGAAGAAGATTAGAAATCTTGATTCCCCAAGATACCACACGATAAGTGGATAACTTGGACTTCAGATCTGAAGGAGTGATAGCACTCCAAAGAGCAGAAGCCGAATTAGTACCAGTAGAACTGAGTTGTGTCATAGGTGTTGATGTAACAGCATAATTAGAGGAAGTAAGACTTCCAAGGTGTTGATAATCTATCATAGAGAAACAAGGGTTAGGAAGGAATGCAACAGCACCAGATGTTACACTGGATGAACTTGGAGCACCGATAACCGATGTTTGATGGATGTGATAAGTCTGAGTAGGAAAAGGGTAAGGGTCAGGTACCTGACAACCAATGGATTTTGGATCTAATGGATCCATTAAACATCTGGTGAAAGGATCAGTTCTATCAGAATTGATTTGAACCTTCTTCTTGCCGTTAACCTTAGGAACGGGCTTAGCTTGAGCAACAGTAGCGGACTTTTTCATTATATACTTTCTTTGCTGTCCTTAGGGACAGCATCAATAGTATCAGGAAAAGTCGGATACCAAGACTCGAGAAACTCCTTATATTTGTCAGTATCAGTAAATACGTCTTTTGATTCAACAATGATCGTATCATAATTGATACCTCCAGGTAAGTAAATACCATCCTTACATAGTTTTTTACTGAAATAGTATAGTTTTTCACGGGTTTCCCTGCTACGAACTATCTTCAATAAATCCATGTTAGGTTTAGTATATCTATACTTGGGGTCATGTTGAATAATATCTCTAGAATATAGAGTACCTACAGAGTTATGTGTTATAACACCTGATGGACCTATAATTTCAGTAGATGAAATCTCAAGAGGTATTGCATTATCCGGGGCAGTCGGGTCAATAAGTTTGCCTTTATATGGCAACTTGATTGAACCTGGCTCTAAAAGCGAGAAAGGACCAAAGTCGACTTGTTCAACAAGTTGATAACCTTCGGGCATTTCTCCATTAGGATCAATGTATTTATACATATGATCGCCTAAATACGGAACTGATAATGAAGATGACTTCTTCTGAGTATAATTAATCGTAGATACCTTATAAAAAGGATCTTGAATCGATTTCAACACAGCGGAAGCCATATTGGTCTGGAAATGTGTAATCCTAATAGGACTATCATCACGTAAGCCAAGACCACCAAGGAGTTTCGGAAGGAAATAATTGTATGTTCCATTTAACGAAGCTTGACATAACATCTTATCATTATAATGAATAAAGCGGTTACGGGCAAAAGACTTATTAGTTGCGCCAGCAATCACTTTATTGAAGATTACATCAATCGACTTAGGTTCAGTGTTACCACCTTTTGATTTACATTGAAGTAGACCACAATTAAGGTAAGTAATTTCTGTAACTGTATCACCGACTAATGTAAACATTCGTGAATTTATAGTAAATGTATTACTATGTACATAGTTTTTCCCTAGTGAAAGAGAGAAACCAGCATATTTAATCCATTTACGCCAAATATCATAAAATTCACCATTAGTTCTGAAATAGATGTCATCACCATTCACTAAACAAGGCAAGGCACGAATCTTAATTCCTGGGACTTTAGCTCCATAAAGACTTTTACAAGTCTTAGTGAAAGCTTCTTTTCCAATTTTAGAGATCAGGTATTCTTCTAGGGCTAATTTATAGCAAAGAAGATTCATCTGACATAAGATAGGGAAAGATAAAATAGATCCCATGAGTTGACCATTAGA